CAGAACCGGCCAGCGCGACGCCTATGGCGACGAGGCCGAGTACACCGGGCTGGACTGCCTGATCGTCCCCGCCGGGCCGGATATCGTGGCGGTGTATGGGGGACAGCCCTCCCTCGCGCTCTTCGAGATCTACTTCAACGAGGTGGTGACGCTTAGGAACGGGGACAAGCTGGTGACCGCCACCGACGTGGCGTATGTCGTCAGGGGCGTGCCGCAGAAGGTGGAGAATCGCTATCTGTACTATCAGAAGGTGATCGGGGAGATGGTGCTGCCATGAGCTACCGCCTCTCCGTCGACGTGATCGGCAGCAAGGAGCTGGAGGCGGCGTTTCGCAAGGCCCCCCAGGTGACGATGGCCGCGCTCAGCAAAGGCATTGGCAAGACGGCGTATCGCATCGAAGCCAGGGCGAAGCAGCTCGCGCCGATCGACAAGGCGAACCTGCGCGGGAGCATCAACATCGACGGGCCGCACGCGACGCTCAACAACGTCGAGGCCAAGGTCGGCACCAATATCGAGTACGCACCCCATCAGGAGTACGGCACCGGGGTCTACGGCAAGACGGGACAGCCCATCCGGCCGAAGAACGCCAGGATACTCGCCTGGAAGAGCGGGGGGAAATGGCACTTCGCCAGGCAGGTGCGCGGGGTCAAGCCGAAGCGCTTCTTCGGGCAGTCCAGGCAGGAGGCCAGGCCGTACATGACCGAGCAGATGCGGGGGGCGCTGACGGAGATCGTCACCCACCTCGCCAGATAAACCATGAGTTACGTGAGCATATCAGCCAAATTAATCGAGCTGCTCGACCAGATCACCCAGATCGAGCAGCTTTACAACTACCAGCCTGATTCGATTCAGACCTATCCGGCCGCCGTGGTGACCGCCTCGGGGCATCAGGACACCTTCCGCGACACCGCCGCCAACAACCGACGCTTCACCTTCCTGATCCGGCTCTACTACCGCACCGACGCGGAGCAGGACGCCGAGAGCATCCTGCAGGACTTGACCGACAAGGTGATCGCCAAGCTGGAGGCCAACGTGACCGTCGCCGGCGTCTGGGACATCCTCAGGCCGCTCAGCGCCTCATGGACGTACCACGACGAGAAGCCGGAGCGCATCGTCGAGATCACGGTTTCGGCCGAGAAGCGGGTGGCGCGCTAGCGATCGTCCCTACGTGGTCGCCGTGCTATCCTGCCCTTGCTCCTTGGCCTTCTGGATATTCTTGATCAGGTCGTGCAGCGGCTTGGTCCCCCCGCCGATCGCAAAGGCGGTCACCGCGATGTCCAGCCAATCCCCCGCGCCATTCACGCCGACGTGCTTCAGGAGGAGCAGCTTGAAGTACCCGCATGCCACCGCCGCGATCGCCGTGTTCAGCCCGAGGAAGAAGACCGCCCTGTTGGCCCGGACAACCTGGACGTCCTCCTGGCGGTCGGCGGCTTCTTGCGCCTTAACGGTAGCTGCATTGAAGTTGCCCTTGGCGAGTTCCTGCACGCTGAGCGCCCTCGCCTTGTTGCGCAATTTCGTGACATTGGCTTTGGTCGCGTCCAGTTGTGTACCGACGTCTGCTCCCGTCGTATCCTGCTCACGCCGCTGGGTGGTCCCCCCTCCCGAGGACCGCGCTCCGATCCAAGGGATATAGGACGTGAACTCGGCGAAGCGCTCGATAGCCTGGGCGATGAGATAAAACAGGGCGAACTCGTTGAAACCCTCGTTGAGATCGACCGTGACCGCATCAACCAGGTAATTCAATGCGCTGCCGATGGCGATGCCCAGCAGCATCACCACCACGGCTATCACCATCCACTTCCCGTCCGGGCGGACGCTGACCTCATCGGACGCGGCGGCGGTTGTGTCTGGCGTAGTCTCTGTAGTTGGCGGAGGTGGCGGAGGTGGCGGAACTGGGGGAGCCGGTGCGGCAGGTGGGTTAGCGACAATCACCGGAGCGGCAGACCGTTGTACCCTGACCACTTCCACAGCCATGCTGATCCCTCCCTACTCCGCCGGAATCGGCCGATGGACAAGCTCGTCCGCGGGGATCGAATGCTAGCTACTGTGTGCGGTGATGATAACAGACATACAGAAGAAAGAGAAATATATAAGGTTCTCTCGCCTCCTCCCTATAATCCGAGTAGCTATGGCAAAACACCGCTACACCTACCACGGCAAGACCACCGTCCAACTCCCCGAGTTCGGCATCCTGGCCGAAGGGGGCGACACCAAGACTGTCTACGAGACCGATAAAGCGATCCACAATTCCGATTTCGAAGCGGTCAAGGAAGACGAGCGAAAGGAGCGCAAAGACAGCGACAACTAACCTATGCCAGCAGGAATCCTCTCCCAAATCAGTTTAGCGCCCGAGACCACCTGGGGCACCGCGGTCACCCCGACGAAGTCCATCGCGGTCCGTCCCGGCGACGGCATCCAGACCGACACCGACGTGCAATTCGTCGACTCCATCAAGGCGCAGCTCGCCCAGCACACCAGCTCATTCAAGGGAGCCCAGACCCACGAGGGCGAATACGAGATGGACCTGGTACCGAACTACATCGGGTACCTGCTCCGGAGCGCCTTCGGAGGCGTTTCCTCGGTGGCCAAATCCGCACCGAACGCCAGTGTTTACGATCACACCTTCACCGAAGCGGAGACGAAACCCGCGCTCACCATCGAGCAGTCGGTCGGGGACATCACTAGGCGCTACGCCGGGAGCATCGTCCATTCCCTGCGATTCGCCTGCAACGCCGGCGAGGCGCTCGTCTGCACGGCGGGCATCCGCGCCAAAAGTTCGGCCACCGCGACCAAGATCACCGCAGCCTACGAGGCACCGACGATCCGACCATTCAACTTCGCGGATATGGCGGCGGCCGGGGGCTTCAAGATCGGCGGCAGTAACTACTCCGGACTTCGTTCCTTCGACTTCACCTATGAGAATAACCACGCCCTCCTGCACGCGATGGGCAGCAACGACCCGCAATTCAACCACGCCAAGGGATCGACGGTCGGGGGTTCATTCGAGCTCTATCTGGACTCGACCACGGCCGCGAAATATACCGACTACCTGAACAAGACCACGCAGCAGTTGGACTTCATCTTCACCGGGGACACCATCGGCACCAGCGCGAATTACGGCCTGACGCTGACAATCCCGCGCGCCACGATGACGGCCGCCAACGACCCCATCAGCGAGGACTATTGCCTGTTAGCGGTCGAGTTTGAGGGGGAAGGCGATACCAGCACCGGCAAGGTCATGTCAGCGATCCTGACGAACCTGCTCACAACCTACGCTTCATGATGGAAAACGTCGAATTTACCACGCCATCGGGACACAAACTCAGCATCAGGACTGGGCTGACCTTCCCTGAGAAACGCCGCCTGCAGCGCGTTATCTATTCGGCCGCCAGGCTCGACCCCCAGACAGGTCAGCGTGTGGTCGATCTGGGTGCACAAATCGACGTGCAGGACGCTGTTCTCAAACTCCTCGTCCGCCGCGTCCAGTTCGCCAACGGCAAAGTCATCGAGGGATCGGAAGAGGCTATCTTCAACAGCTTGTCCGAGTTCGCCGATGCGGATGTTGTTGCCACCTACGACAAGATCGATGAACTAACCAAGAACCTCGACATCTTCCCCAATCCCGAGAGGGAAAAAAAACTGGACACTTGAACTCTTCCAACTCCACTATCACGGCAAGGGAACCATTCCTGAGGGCTTCGAAGATATCTATCTCTGCGAACTCCTCGAGCTGACTTATACCGAATACATCCAGCAACCCGCCTGGTGGATCGAGCGCAAGCGGCTCTGGCGCGAGCAGAAAGTCAGGGCGGAGCAAGTTCGGAGCAAGCAGGAGTCTCGCAAGGCACAGAGACGCCGCTAATGTATAAGCAACACCTTCCCCGCCCCTACAATCAAGCGACGGGGCAACGCCCCACTTCCCTATGGACGAACGCATACTCCAGATAGTTATCCGCGCCAGAGACGAGGCCAGCAAGGTCGTCGCCAACTCCGCTTCCCACATCAAGCGCAGCTTCGACGACGCCGAGGAGGCCTCGAAGCGCTTCGCGACCGGCATGGTCGGTGCGGGTGTCGCGGCTGCGGGGATGATCGGCTACGGCGCGAAGATCGCGGGCGATCTGGAATCCTCCCGCCAGGGCTTCATCACGCTGCTAGGGTCTGCCGACAAGGCCGACGCGGCGCTCAGGCAGATCAAGAAGGATGCGGCCGCCACCCCCTTCGAAATCCCCGGACTCATCAGCGCGAATCTCCTGCTCACCTCCATCACCAAAGATGCGGGGAAGTCGGAGGCCATCCTGCTGAACGTGGGCAAGGCGCTCGCCTCGATGGGCAAGGGACAGGCCGAACTCGACCGCATCATCGTCAATCTGCAGCAGGTCGGCGCGATCGGCCACGCCTCGCTGGTGGACATCAAGCAGTTCGCCTACGCGGGTATCCCCATCTTCGACATGCTCACCAAGGCCACCGGCAAGAGCGGCGAGGCGCTGGAGGAGATGATCGCCGAGGGCGGGGTCACCTTCGATTTCCTCACCGACATGTTCAACAAGGCCGGTTCCGCTGGCGGCCGCTTCGCCAACGCCTTCACCAACCAGGCGGGCACCTTCAACCAGCTCGTCTCCAACATGAAGGACAGCTTCAACATTTTCCTCTCCGACCTGGTGCAGAGCACCGGCGCGTTCGACGTGCTCAAGGGCGCAATGGCCGGGCTGATCGACTTCATGAACACCAACGGCGCGGCGGTCGGCGAGGGCATCATGCGGGCGCTCACCTTCGTCAGGGAGAACGGGCTCGTAGTAGCAGGGATCATCGCGGGGGCGCTCACACCGGCGATCATCGGGATGGCGCTGGCCTTCGGCGCGGCGACCCTCGCGCTCCTCCCCTACATCGCGGCGGGTGCGGCACTGGGCTTCCTGGCGCAGACGATCATCGCCAACTGGGGGCCGATCTCGACCGTCTTCACCGATCTCTGGGCGAGTGTGACCGGCACCTTCCAGGCCGCTGTCGCCTGGATCGGGGAGCAGGTGACCTGGCTGCGGAGTCACTGGGCGGAAGCGCTCGGCTTCATGGTCGGCTTCGCCGCGACGCTCCCCATCAGATTACCCCTCTACATGGCCGCCGCCGTCTCCGCGATGGTCGCCAGGATCCTGGCGGTGGATTGGCGAACGGTCCTCGCGGTCATCCTCACCGCCGCGCAGGCCATCTTCCAGGGGGTCAAGGACGCGGCGTTTAGTGCGTGGCAATTCGTCAAGAACCTCGACTGGGGCGCGATCCTCGCTTCTATCGGCAAGGGCATCGCCAATACGATCATCGGCTTCATCGAGGGGGGCATCAGGGGGGCGCTCTCCGGTATCCCCGGCGCGCCGAAGATTTCTTTGCCCCGCTTCGCCGACGGGACGAACTTCGCGCCCGGAGGGTTGGCGCTGGTGGGTGAGCGCGGCCCCGAGCTGGTGAACCTGCCCCGCGGCTCCCAGGTCATCCCGAACGAGCAGACGCAGGGCATGCTGGGTGGCCCGATGATCCAGATCGCGCAGGTGGTTATTCGGAATGAGAGCGACATCGAGACATTGGCCAGGAGGCTGGAGTTCTACCGCAGGACGGGAGGTGCGCGATGATCGCCTCCATCCAGGTTAGTAGCCTGACCCTCAACGCCGATGGCTACACCGTCATCAACAAGCTCGACGGGCTCGATTTGCCCCCGGTGCGCCTCAGCTCCTTCAACCTGGCCGGGGAGCATTTCGGCCGGCACGTCGCCGCGTACTACGGTGCCAGGCGGTTTTCGCTCGGCGGCGTGCTCAAGGGGGACAGCGTCAACGATTTCCTCGCGCGCAGGACGGCGTTTTTCGACGCCTTCGACGCCTTCAACGGCGAGCAGACGATCACCTTCACCCTGAGCGACGGTAGGGTGCTGACGCTGACAGCCGTGACGGTGAATCTGGATTTCTCCCCCCACGCAGGATGGGCAACTGCCGCGGCGTTCCATGTGGAGCTGGAGGCGGCCTTCCCCTTCTTCACGTCGGCGAACGTCACCAGCATCGCCCTGAGCCTGCCCACCGGTGGGGGCGGGACGGTGCCTCCTTCAACCATGCCGATGGGACTGTCGATGGGTGGCGGGAGTTCGGTGGCGACGTTCAACCCGGGCACATCCCCTTCCTATCCCACGATCCGCATCGCCGGGCCGGTGACCAATCCCGCGATCCGCAACATCACCACGGGCAAGGAGTTGCGCCTGGCGCTGACGATGGTGGCCGGGGAGTATCTGGATATCGACGCCAGGGGCAAGACGATCACCGATCAGGGCGGCACCAATCGCTACGCGATCCGCAGCGGCGACTGGCTGACCATCCAGCCGGGCAGCAACACCCTCGCATTCGTCGCCGACTCGTCCGATCCCGCCGCCCTGGCGACGGTGGCATACGCCGCGACGTATCTCGCGATCTAGCTTATGGAAGGACTCTACGAACTGATCATCAAGGACAAGGTGGGCAACACCCTGGCGAGCCTCTCGGGCGCGACGGATCGTTGGTGGGGCAAGGAGCTGAACAAGCCGGGCAGCGCGGGATTCTCCCTCTCCCCGCTGGACAGGCAACTCACCGCCGATCTCATCAGGCCGGGACAGAAGGAACTCTTCATCTACCGGGGCGGGGTGCTGGTCTGGGGCGGGGAAATCCAGACGCGACGGACCGATGTGGGCGGACAGGACGCGGGGACGATCGCCGTCACCGCCAAGGGCTTCCTCGCGCTCATGGGCTACAAGGTCATCGGCACCATCGCCAGCCCCCGCACGTTCAGCAACGAGGATCTCTCGACCATCGCCGATACCATCCGCTCCGAGACTCAGACCGGGACCAATGAGGATTTGGGGGTCGAGGCCGGCGCGCTGGCGACATCGCGGGATGGGGACAGGACGTACAAGTACGAGAATGCGCGGCAGGCCTTGGAGGGACTCTCCAACTCGCGGGTGATCGACGGCATCGACATCGACGTGGACGCCAACAAGCAACTCTCCGCATCCTATCCGGGCAAGGGGCACGACCTGGAGGACGTCGTCTTCGAGTGGGGCGTGAACATCACCTCCTACTCCTACATCGACGACGCGACGGAGCTGGCCAATCGGATCGTCGTCGTCGGCAAGGAGAACGGCGCCAGCACCCCGGTTGTCGTCAGGGATGGTCCGACTTTCCTGCAGGAGGACTACGGCGTCAGGGTCGATGTGATCAGCCGCTCGGGTGTCACCGACACGACGACGCTCGCGGAATGGGGCGACAAGGAATTGGAGAAACGCCAGCAGGGCAGGCAAATCCTGGGGCTGAGGACCAAGGGCAACCAGGCCCCGCTGCTGGGGAGTTACGACGTGGGCGACCGGGTCAGGGTGCGGATCAAGTACGGCATCGACGACATCGACGGACTCTATCGCATCACCGCCATCAACGTCCGGATCACCGACACCGACGAGGAGGATGTCGAGCTGCAATTCGGCGAGGATGACGACGTCGGGACCTCCTTCGACGAGTTGGAAGAACGGGTCGAAAACCTTGAGACTACCGGGTGATTTTCTCAGTGATTGGTCGTCCCCCACCCCACTTGGGGTGTCCCCCGATTTTTCCGTTTAGCCTCGAAAATGCTCGTTTTTAGGCGGGGGAGGGGAGGGCAGAGTCCTATAATGTTGATTGTGAAAAGTCCAGTTTTCATGTGAAAAATCGTGGTTTAGCCACTTTTCACGCCGAAGAGTCTTCGCCGAACTTTTCCCGAAGGTACTGGAGTCGTCTTTCTCGGAGGGCTTGTGATGCTGCATGCGATAGATTGATTATTCGTCTTTTTGTAGAAAGGGGAGGTAGCACTGATTCCTGACTCTTGGGCTTTTCAGGAAGACTGAAGTCCAACCGTCCTTCTTCCGCCAACTTCAAATACTGCTGCCGTTTCAGGTCGCGTTCTATCAGCTGCGCAACTGTCATTTTCCTTTGGTCGAAAACCGTGTGGCACATCGGGCAGAGTTCTATCCAATCCTCTACGTCGTAGCGATAGTCCCTGCTGATGTTTGCCCAGTGGAAGTGATGGGTAGTGCGGTGGCTGGTATTGACGGCACAGCGGGAGGCAGGACCTCTCTGGGCTTTTATCCAATCATGGACCTTATCGTATTCTTGGTCGGTCATAGTCCGATTGTAGCACATCCGTTCACCATTCTGAACCGCTGATTTGTATAAGGGTCAGCGCCTCACCCCCTACAATGATGGTGCAATGAAAGGAGCACGCTAAAATCGCCCACATCGTCAGAATCATTAACGGTAAGGCCCCCTCCGGCGGGAACGGCGGGGTCTCCGACGCGGACTTCAGCAACCTTGCGCTCAACTTCTTCAGCAAGGGCGTGGTCAAGCCGAACGACTACAAGGTGGAGCAGCAGGCCACCCCGAACATGACCGTCAAGGTCAACACCGGCGAGGCTTACGTCCCCAACCCGGCCGGGACGATGCTCTACAACACGTCGCTCGACGCTTCCGCTAATGTCACCATCGCGGCGAATGCTTCCGGCAATCCGCGCATCGACGCCATCGTCATCAAGGTCGATCTCGGCACCACCCCCAACAACCTGGCCAACAACGTCGCCTCCGTCGTCGCCGTCCAGGGCACGCCGGCCGCCTCACCATCGGCACCGCTCGACTCCGCTATCCAGACGGCGGTTGGCGCGAGCAACCCCTTCTACCGGCTGGCGAATGTGACCGTCGCCAACGGCGCTTCCTCCATCACCGACGCCAACATCGCCTCGACCCGCGAGGGCGTGGTCATCCGCATCGTCGGCGGCTACCTGAGATACAACCTGTCGACCGGCAAGCTCCAGTTCTCCAACGACGGCACGACCTTCACCGACATGGCCAACAGCAGCAAGATCCTCCAGGTCATCTCGGGATCCCACTCGACACAGGTCAGCAACACGACGACGACGCTGGCCGATACCGGCCTGAGCGCCACGATCACCCCGACCTCCGCGAGCAACATGGTCAAGGTCACGGTGAGCATGCCGACGAACGTCGACAGCAACGGACTCGGCGGCAAGCTGGTCCTGCTGCGGGGCGCGACCCAGATCCACACGCCGATCACCAACTTCGGCTATCCCACGGCGGCGAGACGCGACCTCATCTCCTTTACCTATATCGACTCCCCCGCGACCACCAGCTCGCGGACCTACAAGGTGCAGTTCGGCATCACCACCGGGAGCGGGACGATCTACGCCCAGGCCGACGCATCCCCGAGCACGATCGTGCTGGAGGAGGTCGCCCCGTAACGGGGCCGGAGGCCTATGCAGCTGTCCGATTTCATCAATCTCAACACCTTCATCCTGATCGGCACGATCCTCTTCGGGCTGACCTCGTGGTGGGGCGCGGTGAAGAGCGGCGGCCTGGGTGCGCTCCGCCAGAGCAACGAGGATCTCCGCAAGCTGGTCGATGACCAGACCAAGGAGTTGGCCGAACTCAGGGCGGACATGGCGAGGGCGGAGGCGATCATGCAGAAGGTGGAGGAGCAGAAGGCCGAGATCGACAAGTCCCGCGAGCGTATCCACGCACTCGGCAACGAGATCACCTCCCTCAAACTCCAGGTGCAGCACCTCAGCGACTTCCGCGAGAACTACGAACGGCTCATCCACGGAGCCCTCTTGGAGTTCTTCGCCAACGACCCGCAGGTCGCCAAGACGCTGCGCCTCTCGATCATGGGGGTGGAGGAGCGGCAGGAAGTGGCGAATAGGCAATACCGCGCCCGACGCCGTGCGAAGTCGAAAGGGGAGGAAGAAGGGAAGTGATGGAAATGAACGTGTTACTGGCGATCCTCCTGATCGTGCTGCTGCTCTACATACTCGGCATCATTCGCTGAGGGCTTTACAACTTAGTGTATAATATACACATATGGGGAAATATCTCCTTTACGATCTCTTCGAGGGCAACTACCGGATCAGCCAGCACTACGGAGCGAATCCCGCCTATTACCAGAGCATCTCGGGCGGCAAACTCCGCTCCCACGAGGGCGTCGATTGGGCCACGCCGGTCGGTGTGAAGCTGCTCTGCCCGTTCGAGAAGGGCATCGTCCTCCGCGCCAGCTTCTCCGCGAAAGACTACGGCTACTACACGGTCATCTGGGACCCCAAGCAGCGCTGCGGGGTCTGGTACGGACATCTCTCCCGCATCATCGCCGGCTACGGGGCGCAGGTGAGGAAAGGCCAGATCGTCGGCCACACCGGCAGATCCGGCAATGTCTCCGGACCCCACCTCCACGTCAATTTCGTCGAGACCGACGCCTATGGCAATCGCCTGAACATGAATAACGGCAATCAGGGCTTCCTCAACATCTTAGATCCGAAACTCGTTTCCTGGCGCTTGTCGCGATAGCGGCGGGGTCAATCCCAACGTATGTTTGAACTACGCAAGAAACTCGAGATCAGGAAGCTCAGGGAGGAGCAGAAGCTCATCCACGAGCTGAGCAAGCTGGCCATCCTGGTCGGCGCGACCTTCCTGCTGGCGATCTTCGCCTGGAAGCTGGGGTGATAGCTATGATTTCAAAACGATTCACGCTCAACAGGCAAGAGGCGGAGAAATGGGCGACCAACGCGGCCGTCTTCCTCTTCCCGGTGCTGATGATCTACCTCTCCTATGTGATCGGGCAGATCCCGGACCCGTCCCGCTTCAGCTGGGGGGTGCTGGTGCCCAACCAGTTCGTCACCGGCTCGATGGTGCTCTACGTGCTGAACACGCTCTACGACTTCCTCCGCAAATGGATGGCGGGGCGATAGCGGGGCGGTCGGCGACGACCATCTTCACCTATGAAGGAGTTACAACCACCAGACATGGCAGATGAATACGCCAGGCAGATGAGTCACGCCTCCAACCGCAAGGAGGACGCGCGGCGGTTCCTGGCCGAACACCCTAACCGGGGGTTGGAGTTCGCGTGGAGAGATCCCGACGGCAACCCCGCCCACGTCATCGTCGATCACCAGTTCTACCAGGGCATCCACAGCATCGTGATGACCCGCGTCCACGACCTGGGCGAGGCCATCTACCCGTTCGGCCCCGACGACCCCAACGCACCGCGATAAACCTGTGCAAAGCCTCGAAGATGTACTCATTACACACATGATCGCTCAGGTATGTAAAACTTCTCGTAAATTACACAGTAGCCGAACACCGGATTTGCTCATTGTGAAGGGGTAAATGCGGCAAATCAAACTTTTCGGACAAGATCTGTTATGCGATCTTTGCGGCGAACCGGATCGTTGAACTTCTCTTGTCCGAAAAATTCAGTCGGGGTCGATGAGTCCGACCTGATGCGATAAGCTGCTGCGGGGCAATAGGGTCAGGCGCGTCGGGACCGGTTCAAGGAGCGGAAGGGTGCGATTCTTCGTCCTCAGTGATCCCGAAGAGCTAATATTCGGCGCGATGCCGCTGCTTCAGGCGGCGTTGGATCGGCGAGTGTCACCGCATCGCCCAAAGGTGTCCCGCGGGGTGGACGCAAACTATGTGACTATCGAACTCGATGGTGACTTGTCGCGCCCGCCACCGGGGACTGCTGGCGCGGATGAAGAGGTGATCGCCGCCGTTGAAGAGTCGCTACCACCGTCGATCGGTCTGCTCATTTGGTTGGAGATGAGCGAGCAACGGAGCACGATGCTGTTTATCCGCGCGAATGATGACGACGCGGATGCGACTGGGGAATCGTACATTCGGCCATACTGAGTTCCGTAGTTGTTCCCCTTCGCTAGCCACCGCTAGGTCCTTTTTGGCGGGACCCTCGATGCGAAGATCGCGCAATGCCGGTTATTCGTAAAACTTTTCTGGAGTCAAATTGTCTTGTGCTTTGAACAGAGGGAGCATGAGGAACAAGCCTGGATGCGGTTGACGAGCTTGTTGGCGGCGTTCTCTTTGCTGGTAACAATACGCAGACTCTTCTTTCGGCAGTCGAGCGTATCGCCGTCTATGTGATCGACGACTTGGCCCTTCTCGGCGCTCGTCACAACCCGGTGAAGGAAGTAAACCGTTCTTCGAGGTTGAGGCCAGCGCCCCGACCCCATCACATATGAATGCTTCGCCCCTACCTTCGTATATCTCCAGCGAGCCATAGGGATAAGCCGAGGAATATCTTCCGCATCAACCATCACCTCCACAAATCCTCCAGATGAAGGAATCTCGATATAACCAACCTCCCCATCAATCCGGAACTTGTTATTATGATGCTGGCCTGGATAGCCATGCCACCCTAAAGGGAACTCTTGTGCCATATACTGTCGATAATAGCATATTATTTATGTAAAGTAAATATGCTATAGTCGAATGGTTTATGACCTTCTATCCCGGCCTGCACCACCCTTCCGACGCCAAGCACTTCCCCCGCTGCATGATCAGCGTAAACACCATCCGTGAAAGAAAGAGCGGCTTCGTCGTCAACGACTGGATGCTGGACTCCGGCGCCTTCACCGAGCTGGCCAAGTACGGCAAGTACCGGCACAACCCCGCCATCTACGCCAAGCAGGTGATTCGCTGGAGTGCCAACGGGGATCTCCTGGCGGCCGTGACCCAGGATTACATGTGCGAGCCCTTCATGCTCGAAAAGACCGGCCTCACCATCGAGGCGCACCAGCGGTACACTATCAAGCGCTACGACTCTATAAGGAAGGCGGTGCCCTTCTCTACCCATATCCTCCCGGTCCTCCAGGGCTACGATCCAGACGATTATGTCGAGCATGTCCGACAGTACGGCGATCGCCTGCATCCCGGCATGTGGGTCGGCGTCGGCTCGGTCTGCAAGCGCAACGGCGACCCCAAGAGCATCGTCGCGGTGCTGAGCGCCATCAAGAAGGAACGCCCCGACCTCCGGCTGCACGGCTTCGGCATCAAGCTGACGGCGCTGGGCAACGCCTACATCCGCGACGCCCTCCACTCTTCCGACTCGATGGCCTGGTCATTCGCTGCATGGAAGCAAGGCCGCAATCCGAACGACTGGCACGAGGCACAGGCTTATTGCACTCGCGTCGAGGAGCGACTAGCGGCGTAGGACAACCTACTCGCAGTCGCGTGGCGTCCAGCAATGGGGCTCGTCGTAGTCGTAGTTGTACTCATCCTCATAGTCATAGGGCGGATATGCCCCGTCCGACCACGACGCGCACTTGCCATTCGGCAGTCGCCAGCCAGGCCCTCCCCTGCTGCCGCAGCCGCTCGAATTACCATAGTACGGAGAGGTGTAGCTGGGGTAATACGGCGCATAGGTAGAGGTCGGCGCGACGACGAGGCCGCGGTTGACCGTCTCGACGGTCTCCACCGGCCCGGCCGCCTCGACTGGGGCATCGGGTTTAGTGAAGTAGAACAGGGAGGTGCCGGCGATCGCCAATACTAGAGTGATGAACAAGAGGGGCAGCACTCGCTGGGCGCGCTGCCAGTGCGAGAGCGACTCCTCATCTCTCGGAGACCGCAGGTCATCCAACCTTTCCTCCTTTGCCCTTTTCTCATTTTACTGCCCTCGTCAACTCCCCCCCTCCCATCCCTTGCTTAATCGGCAAGCCCATCCGATAATCGGTGTACGTTCAGGAGGTGCTCCGGAGTGGTTACGGACATGGAAAAGGCTACCGGACTGACTACGGCGCAGGCCGCTGCCCTGGCGGGGGTATCGGAGAAGTCCGTGAGGAACTGGTTGAAGGCCGGCCACCTCACGCCGTTGGCGACGCTTGAGGGACGCCGGATCGACAAGCAGCAACTCCTGGACTACCTGCGCGAGCGCGCCGAGGCGACGGTCTCCCACCTTCCCCCGGAAGTCCGTCCCGGCATCGCTCCGGAGTCCGAACCTATCTCCGTACCTGCTCCGGAAGCGTCTCCGAACGGTCATTATGTCGAGGAAGTACCCCCTGCACCGGAGCCGGTCGCGCCACCACTCACCCCGGAGACGATCAACATCGTCCTGCAACCCCTCTTAGACCGCCTCAACGAGTCGGAGAAGGAGCGCAGGCGTCTCCACGACGAGAACATCGAGCTCGCCGGCCGCGTCGGCTACTACCAGGCCGAGCTGGCGCAGTACAAGGAGCGCGTCCTCCTCCTCGAAGCCCCGAAAGAGGTAACGCCACCGCTGCCGCTATCAGAAGACCCCCCAGAAGGGCACCAGATGCCCCGCAGGCGCGCCGAAGAGCCGAAACCGTGGTATAAGAGGTTGCTCGGTCTGGAGTAGCCCCATGCTGCGAGATATCCGCCGCGCCCCCTTCTGCTGGCAGGACAAGCACGCCCTGCGGATCCTACGCGCCCACTACGACGGGGAGCGCCTCAAGCAGCGCGCCACCGCCCTGGCCGTCTACCTGGCCTTGACCGAGCTGGCCTCTGACCAGTACCAGCAGGATCGGGTTGAGGTGGTGCATCGCGCCATCTGGGAGGCGACGGGCACCAGCGAGTCGACGGTCAAGCGCTACCTCAAAGAGTTCGTGGAGATCGGCCTCATCGCCGTGGAGCATCGCAAGCTCGATCAGGAGATCAGCCTCCCCAACATCTACACGCTGCTGACCCCTGGGTCCACCGGTGAACCCACCCCGTCCACCAACGGCCTGACCCCTGGGTCCACCCATGAACCCACCGGGTCCGCTAATGGCCACCTACTAGAAGAACTTAACGTTAAAAAAGATCACGAAGAAGATGATACAAAGTTCCTGCGTCGCATGAAGACCAAATACAAGCTGGCCGAGCGCGACCTCGCCGAGTTGGTCAGGCGCCACACGGTCGACGGCTCGCTGCGACAGGCGGCGCTTTGGGGCGAGTTGGCCTCCCGCAAATCCGCCCGCTGAACACATTTTTATGTCAAAATGACTTGCTGGTCACATTGCTGGCGGCTTTGCTTGCCGGCCAGGCTTCCCTCGGCCACGATTCCGTGCTATGCTGCTGGAAACCCCGCATCGCGCCGCCCCCGACTCCCGTTGTGTGTATTGTCTGTATTCTTCACATCTACCACCGACCACACACCCCAACGGGACCCCCGCAGCGGCATACGCGAAAGGAACGACGCCCATGGCGCTGGACACGCTCCTCGGCTGGGACACCGCCACCAACGAGCAAGTCATCCTCCCCTTCGCGACACGTACGCAGGGCACCTACGTCCTCGGCAAGAACGGCATGGGCAAGACCAACCTTATCCTGAATATGATCGAGACCGACTTTCAGGAGGCCGACCACGCCAATGGTGAGCCCGTCTCGCTCTTCGCCATCGATCCGTCGGGCGACATGGCCCTGGATATCGCCAGGATGTGCCCCGAGGGCCACGTGGACAAGCTGACGCTGGTGGAGTTCAAGCCGGGCTCGTGCCCGGGCATCAACCTCTTCCGCGTCGACGACCCGGCCCACCGCAGGCGAGCCGCCGACCAGCTGGTGCAGGTCTTCCGGAAGATCTGGGACGACTCCTGGGGCCAGGCCATGCAGGACCTGCTCAACAGCCTCACCCGCGTCTTCGTCGACAATCCGGGCGTGACGATGCGGGAGATCCCCAGGTTCCTGCGCGATGAGGACTTCCGCAATCCGCTGGTGCGCCGCTCGACGAATGCGATCGCCAAAGAGTTCTGGCTGGAGGAGTTCAATCGGCTGACCGAGCCGAGTCAGCGCCTCCTGGTGGCCCCCCTCCTCCGCAGGGTTCGGGAATGGCTCCTCGATCCGATCCTGCTGGAGGTCTTCTCCTCCCCGGAGACGACGATCGACTTCCGGGGGGCGATGGACCGGGGCGAGTGGGTGGTCTTCCGCATCCCGATGGGCGAGCTGGGCGAGGGCGTGACGTCCTTCCTCGGCGCGGTCATCCTCGACCAGATCAGCCAGGCGGCCTTCTCGCGGCAGGACACCCCGAGGGAGCAGCGGACGCGCTGCCACGTCTACTGCGACGAGTATCACCGCTTCTCGACGCCGGCGACGGCCGAACTTTTCACCGGCGTCAGGCAATTCAACGTCGGCATGACGGTCGCTCACCAGGTGCGCGAGCAGATCGACGCGATCAACAAGGCCTCGGCGAGCAACGCCGCGACGCAGATCTTCTTCCAGCTGACCGCCAAGGACGCGCGGGAGTTGGCCGGGGAGCTGACGCAGCTGGGCGGCCAGCCGAAGACGGTACCCCCGAAACTCTTCAGCTACATCCTGCGTCACCAGCACCCCCACTCTCGGGTGCGGGAGTTAACCCCGATTATCGAGCGGAAGATGCGGCCAGTCCGGGGCGGCAACGATATGGTCGACGAGTACCTGGCGATGTGGTTCGACGAGGGGCGCTATCGCTGGCCACCCTCCAAGGGGCTGCCGGCCAAGGAGATCTGCGCGCTGATCTTCGCCTTCTTCGACTACGATGACATGCGGCACCTGACCACCCGGGAGATCATCGAGAACCATATCAATGACCAGTTGCGCCGCTCCGAACTCCCGGCTCAGCCCTCGTGGTTCTACTCCGAGGTCTTCCAGAATTGCCAGGACACGATGCAACGGCGCATGGAGGAGGCCTTCAACGCCGCGCCGCGAGACATCGCCGTAATCGCCCGTGGGATCATCAGGGCGCTCGCGGAAAACAAGGACACCGACAAGGCGCTCAAATATAACCTCCTCTTCTATTATTGGGAGTCCGACCGCTTCGCCGAGTACACCGGGCAACTGATAGTTCACAGCCGGGAGAAGGGGCGCACGGTCCACTTCGGCGATTCCGAGCGTGACTCCCCCGCCCGCTTCCTCACCCGACCGGGGCAACCTGAGTTGTCGGCGGACGTCCACGAGCTGGCGCAGTACCTGCTCAAGGTGCCCCCGCTGGTCAGCCAGGTCGATCCTTACAATCGCCTGCCGGAGCAGTCCACGGCGGAGACGCTGGCCAATCTCCCCAGGTGGCACTTCCACATCAAGCTGGGCGCGGGTGAGGCGGTCTCCGAGCACACCGCCAAGGGTGCCCCTCGGCCGCAGATGGTCGAGAGCAGCTGGCACCTCCCGCGCATCCGCGACGAGTCCAGGGAGCGCTACCGGCAAAAGCCCCGCGATGACGATGGCGGCGAGACCCTGATGGAAGCGCCTCCGGACCGACCCTCCGGACTTGGTCCGAACGTCCGGAGGCGGGTCGAGTTCAAGCCCCGCTGGCATCCGGGCGATGAGCCTGTGGTATAAATGAAGCAAGTATTATGACAACCACGCCCCTCACCACCGCCGAGGAGTTGGTGCTGCAGGCCGTGAACGAGTTCCACGCGCTCACCAGCGAGCAGCTGCGCCGACTCCTCTACGGCAATTCGATCGAGCACGCCCGCAAGCGCCTCCATCGCCTCCAGGACCTGGGGTATCTCGACCGCAAGCGCCTGCCCCTCCCCGAGAAGCAGGAAGGCGGCGGGACGTATCGCCGCTACTGGCTCACGGCGGAAGGCAAGAAGTACCTCAAGTGGCTGGGCATCACCCCCAAGGCGGTCATCCCGCCCAGCGAGGAAGCGGGGCACCAGGATCTCTTCGTCAAGCACGAGGTAGGGGTCAACGACGTCCTCATCGCGGCGACCCTGCTGGCAAAGCGCGGGAGGCGGGTGCGGGTCCTCGAGCGAAAGCACGAGCGGGAATTGCGGCGCAGCCCGGTCGAGGTGCGTATCGCCGGCAGGAAGGCCAGGGTCGCGATGGACGGCTGGGTGCGCTGGCTGGTCGACGAGCGCTTCGAGGTCTGCTTCGGGCTGGAGTACGACCGCGGCACGGAGGATCAGGCGTATATCCGGGACAAGGTCCGGAAGCTGGCGGCGATGACGGAAGGGCGTCCGTCCCCCTATACGGAGCACTTCCGGAGCGAGTCCCTGGTGATCGGCTTCGTCGCCGAGCAGGGGAGGGCGCGGGCGGAGCAACTCCTCGACTGGATCGAGGTGGAGTTGGCGGCCTCGGGACTCACGAGTTACGCGGGATTGTTCCTGGTGACGGGGTCCGACCCCACCGCCGATTACGAGGATTTCTTCTGCGGCCGGAACTGGGTCCGGCCGTTCGGAGACAGTCCGGAGCCCCTCCTGGAGTTGGAGGACTCCGGTGCGTGAGTGACATATCCCTCGGCCACCACGGTCTTTTCCATCTCCTCCCCCTGCGCCTGAACGATCGCCAGCTGCGCGCCCACTTCCACGTCGTGGGGATCTCCGAGTCGGGCAAATCCAACTTCCTGGCGGGCTTCTACGTCAACCTGATCTTGGGCGGCCACCACGCCACGCTGATCGACCCCCACGGCGATTTGGCAACCCTCGTCATCAAGCGCTTACTGGAAGTGGGGTACTTCCGCGAGGGAAGCACGGACAAACTCCTGTACCTCAACATCCCCAGGGCGGAGGAGCGCGGCCTCTACGCGCCGCTCAATCTCCTCAAGCAGCCCTTCGCGCCGGACAAGGTACCAAGCAACGTAAGGGAGGCCTTCCACCGCGCCTACAAGGAGCTCGCAAGCGGAGCAGCGACCTTCGACACCTTGCTCCCCGACGCCATCCAGTTGCTGATGAACAACGACCTCCCCTTGACCGATCTGAACCGCGTCCTCTTCGACGACGCTTTCCGCTCCAGGCTGCTGGAAGGGGAGCGGGACTTCTACCTGGCCGAGTCCTTCCGCGACGTCTATGACAAGCTCAGAAAGCCCGACCAGGTGATGTACGCCGGCTCGGTGCAACGGAGAGCCAGGCAACTCACGCAGCTGGGCATCTTCCGCCACGGCCTCGCGCAGCCGGACTTGGTCATCAATCCCCGCGAAATCATGGACGAGGGCAGGAGCCTGATCGTCAATCTCGCCACCACCAGCGACGAGGTGACCTCGATGATCGGATCTTTCATCATGGTCATGTACGAGCAGGCCGCCAAGTCGCGGGAGAACATCGACCCGAGTAAAAGACTTCCCCATTTCCTCATCGTCGACGAAGCCCCCATCTTCATGAGTCGGGACGAGGAGGCCTTCGGCAACATGCTGAGTAAGACCCGCAAGTACGGCCTCTTCCTCACCTTCGCCCACCAAGATTACTCGCAACTTTCCCCCAAAATGATAGGCGCGCTCTCCAACGCCAAGCTGAAAGCCATCTTCCGGCTGGAGCGGGACTCGGCCGAGCTGGCGGTCAGGACGATCAGCGAGGTGGATACGAAGAGCCTGATGGTCAGAGATGAGAAGGAAACCGAAGGGCGAGGCATGAAGGAGCAATGGGAGGATCAGGTCAAAGAGGTCAAGAACCTCAGGGTCGGCAAGGCGCTGGTGCGCAAGGAGTTGCCGCCCTGGCCACAGCCCATCCAGTTCTTCTTCCCGCGTCCCACCACCAGGGTCTACCACGTCAAGACGGAGCATCTGCCGGAGCCGAAGGTCGACCCCGACGAATTGGCAAGGATCGAGGAGTACTACTTACGGACTTACTTCCGCCCGGCTTCCGAACCAAGTCCGGAGCCTCCGGAGAAGGTACCGGCCTTTGTCCGCAAGAAGATTCTTACTTGACTTATTTGACATAAATGCTATAAATGGGGTGCGGTTAAATGGTTGGAAAACGAAGCTCTTTTGTTGCGGCTAGCACCGCAAACCGTTTTCCAACATGCTAGCCGAAACAGAGGAGCTTTTTTGTTGGCTGACTGCTGGGATAGCCAAGAGTTCATCGACCGGGGTTCATTACCTCGCCAATAGAGGACTAGCTACCAGGGGAGGTACCTTAACCAAAGTAGCACCCAGCCATGAGCCAACGAGAAATTTGACAACTGAATGAAGCGGACAAGCCGTCAGTGAGGAGCAAGGGTAGCACCCTTTAGAAGCTCGCAGCTTCCACGGTGAGGGCGCCCGACTGTGGCACGTCCATTGAGGAGCACACTCTCTCCCGCTTCATTGAGTTATCAATCAACTATGAGAATCGAAGACCAGGTCACATCGCTAGAACTCGCCAAACGCTTGAAAGAGCTGGGGGTTCGACAGGAGAGTCTATTTTGGTGGGTCGATGAAGGCCGGTACGTGCCAAGCTGGAGAGTAAAGTTCAAAAAGAAGGCTCAGGTTCATTGGGCGAGTCGGCAGGAGGAGAGGTTTGTCTCTGCCTTCACCGTCGCCGAGCTGGGGGAGCTGTTGCCGCAGAGACTGTTCTTCGAGGATGGGTACTTCTATGGGAATGTCTACTTTGAAACATATCCCTTGAATACTACATCCGGCTGGCTTTGTAACTACGTTGCAACACGGGGCACCGTGCTGATCAACCCCTACTTAGAAGAGGCCCACACCGAGGCCGACGCCCGAGCGAAGATGCTCATCTACCTCCTCGAAAACGACCTCATCTCCCTAACTGACATCAACGGTAGTGGGTCTTCCACAGTTGATTGACTCGCAGCAGGTCGGATAGGGAGCCGTTGAGATACTACGGTGTCCTGAGTTACTCACCCGTCTAGAACTTTCCGACCACTTTTTTTATTCGAAGCTCGCTTCGGGAAGAATAAGCTGAAGAGCCTCCAGGTAAGGGAACCTGGGGGTCTAAGGGGGGATGTAGTAAATACCACTTCGATATAGTACACCATTCCAGTTAGGGTAAAAAAGCGATCAGCCGAATGGGTTGCATTAGCCTTGAGTAGCCTCTATGCTAAATCTACTTATGGCTCACCCTAAGCGCAAGGTGTTCGATGTCTGCATCCTCGGCTTCACGACAAGCGGGTCACCGACTTGAGCTACAAGAAATTTCGAGGATGCGCGAGCGCGAGGCAAGATACCTCCTCAGTGGCAGGTTTTACCACGGAGCATACTATTTGCTTGGTTACGCGGTGGAGTGTGCCCTGAAAGCATGCGTCACCAGGCAGATACGGCAGGATTCGTTCCCTGATAAGAAATTCGTCAACGCTTTGTACACTCACGATCTGAACGAACTTTTGGGGTTAGCAATCCTGCCCCGGGACCGGCCGCAAAGAGGGACAGCCCTCGAGGTAAACTGGACAACGACGACGGGCTGGTCCGAGAAAGCGCGGTATTACCCAACCATTACCGAGGTTGAGGCCCAAGAGTTATTTGAAGCGGTCACAGATCCTAATGATGGGGTGCTGCCATGGTTGAGAACACACTGGTAAAAGAGGGCCTAACCCAGGAGATGATCTCTGCCGGCAAGTGGCTGACTCGCCAATTGAGTAAGCGGATGTCGGTGGATGCCGCGCTCTGGCTTTATCAGTCCGAGACTAATGCTTGGCAGTTGACCATTGCCACACCCGATGTTAAGACTCGCGGGAAGAGGAAACTCTATCATGAGATACAGACCGTCCTCAGCAAAACCAGCGTGGACGTTGAACACTCGGCCTTGAGGTTGAGCGATATTGCGATTGTCGCGAACGATGATCCCTTGGTATCGCTGCTCCGAAAAGCCATGAAGGTTGAGAAAGGCATCTCGGGGATACGGTTCTCTCGGAATGCCATCGATGGTCAATTCATCGAAGATGCCTATATCTACACGTTGCGTAGTACATGAGTACTTGGCAAGTGGTCAATCCTAATAGAATTGTACGTACATCAGGGGTTGCACCGGTGCTCCCGCCGCCGAAACTCTCTCGGGAGCCGGGCGAACGGGACGCGGGCGAACCAGTCGGGCGGGGCTCTCGGGCACCGAACGACGAAGCGCCCCAGCTAGGTGCCGCAAGGCACCGGACACGCGAGCGCACCTGATCGAGCGAATGCCGACGGCCTCTCGGGGTTGTCGGCATTCGTCGTTTAAGCGGCGTCGGTGAAGGTTTAGGCGGCCTCGCTCGCCTCGTAGTGCTCGCGGACGGGGTACTCGAAGAGCTGCGTCTCGCGCGCCGCGATCTGCGGCATCACCACCGTATGGGCGCGCCGATAGCGCACTGCGGTCCAGACGCAGCCGACGAGCAGGGTGACGACGCCGAGCACCAGTGCACTCATGACCATCGCCGGGGTCTCCTACGAGGTATTGCGTTGTCGGAGTCGAGCCGGTTCACCTTTATGGCAAGGGGAACTATAGCATGCGGATGCGGAAAAGGGATAAAAAACAGACCGGCGCTTGCGCACCGGTCCAGGGGCTAGGTGGAAAGGGGTTTATGGAGTAAGTAAGAAAGCGGTTGGCGTCTCTATCCCCAGTATAGGCCGTGCCTGGCCGCCGCAGAATCACCCGATGGTCCTAAGTTATCGTGATTTGCTAAGAATGTAGACTCATGGTACATAAAATAAGTGGCGGCCGATGCCCAGCCCGCACCGGCCGCCGAGGAGGATGGTCACGAGCGGTCTCGCCTAAGGTCGCTCGTGGCCTATTTTTATTCTACTGCGGACATATGTACCTGCATAGCCCCGGTAATTAGCCAATTTCTTGGTAGTTTCGACTCAGACTTGTATATACAATTCTACTCATCGTGTTGACGTAACGTGAGATAATAGATGCGTGTCCGGGGTGACCTGAAAGCGCAGCCCTACTAATTCGAGTTGCTCTCGCGTACAGCGGGCTTGGCCCCCGGCACAGCCTTCTATGACCGAAAGACAACCAATCCGCAGAGAAGCGCCGCCGGCACAGGCATCGCTTGAGCCGCGCACGCCGATCGACCCCAAGCTCGATGCGGCCCTGCAGACGCTGGAGATGGGCTACGAGCTGCTCAAGACCGAAGAAGGCTTCCGCCGCTACCTCACCATCGCCGCCCGTTTCCACACTTATTCGCTCCGCAACAACCTCATGATCATGGTGCAGGATCCCGAGGCGACTCGCGTGGCGGGCTTCCACACCTGGAAGAAGCTGGGTCGCTGGGTGATGAAGCGACCGGATGACGTGCCGCCTGGCGAGTGGGGCATCAAGATTTGGCGGCCTATCACCGTCAAGGACCCCACCGGGGAGATCAACCCGGAGACCGGGAAGGTCAGGGAAATCGTCACCGGCTTCACCACCGCCACGGTCTTCGATGTCCGCAGGACCGACGGGGAGCCCCTCCCAGAGCCGCCCATGCCCAAGGTACTCGAAGGGTCGGGAGCCTACGCCAGCAGGCTCTACGACGGCCTGAAGGTCTACGCGGAGAGCCAGGGCGCGACCGTCAAGCGCGAGCGCATCAAGGGGGACGCTCACGGCTACTATCGACCCTCCACAAAGGAAATCGCCATCAGCCATCGGATCTACGGCGAGCAGGCCATGAAGACGATGGCGCACGAGACGGCGCACATGTTGACCGATTACGCGGGTATCGTCACGAGGGCCGACGCCGAACACGTCGGGGAAGGGAGTGCCTTCTGCTTCTGCCACTACCACGGCTTTGACACCGGCCAATACACCTTCCCCTATCTGGTGAACTGGTCGGCGGATAGCGAGGTGTTCCGAAGAAACATCGGCGAGACCCACCGCGTGGCGAGGAAGATGATATCCGGCGTCGACAAGGTGCTGGACGAGGTCGTCGTCTTCGACCGCCTTCCCTCAAAAGACGAGCTGCTTCCCAACCGCGGCCTCGGCGGCACCATGCCCCAATACTGAACCCCTATATCTGCGCAATCTTTTTGCAAACATTGACAAATACATGTGCATAACCTATAGTACGCACAGAGCCGGGAGGGCGGCGGAAAAATTGAATGTGATCGGTTCCCCTGGCGCATCCCCGCCGCACCTCCCGACTTCCTAATCTTAGCCTATTCCGTACCTCTCCCTTTCCCCCACCCCCCGAGGCACCGCTGCTCCGATGGTGAAGCGCGGTGCCTCTTTCTTTTGCCCTTTGTAAGTTGACATAATGAGACATTTGTGCTACAATACTTGTATCATTATCTAACAAATAGTGATTTGACAACTGAAGAAAGGGGGTGAAACATGTATGGGATTAGACATGTGGCTCTATAAGTCGCGCCGTGAAGGCAAGCGGAATATCTCCGAAGAGGTCGCATATTGGCGCAAGGCCAACGCTATCCATCGCTGGTTCGTGGAGAACGTGCAGGGTGGCGTGGACAACCAAGCGAACTACTACGTCTCGAGGGAGCAGCTGCAACAACTGCTCGATGCGGTCAACAAAGTCCTCGCCGACAGAAGTCTGGCGGCCGAGGAGTTGCCGACGCAAGACGGATTCTTCTTCGGCGGGACTGGCTATGACGAGTATTACTTCTCCGACCTTGAACGAACGAAAGAAATCCTCGAAGCGGTACTCAAGGAAGATGGCGTTTACGACTACTACTACACCTGTTGGTGGTAAAGCCTTGCCTATGGGGGACAAACTGCCCGTTCCCCCGTAGAGAGGGCTTGCCCCTCTAGAAACGGAGGTGAGGAGAATGACAGCACAAGAGTTCATGGACTTCTTCAACTCGGCAGCCTACGACAACGAGGTTTCGGTCGACGAGAAGCGCATGATTTTCCTGCAATGCTTACAGGGCTCGAGCGACATCACATACGAGCTGCTATCGCAGTTGATAAGCGGTTACAGCGCGGGACACGACATCGATTTCGTCATCACCAAGAAATAAGCCTTGCCCGCTGGGGGTAGACCGCCCAACCCCCAGAGGAGAGGGCTTTGCCCTCTAGAAACGGAGGTGAGACCGATGAAATACGCGCAGATGATTGACCTCATCGACCAAGCCGCGCAAGCTGGCGAGTCCGAGTTCGACGCGGACGCGCTGCTGGAGCGTTTCCATGTCTGGCTCAGGGGCGAAAGCCTCGGCGAAATAACAGACGAGGAGCACGACGCGCTCTTCGATGCCTTCTGGAAAGGCTTTGCCAAGGCCTCGGCCTGCTGAGCGCAACCCTTGCCCGTTGGGGAGAGACCGCCCACTCCCCAGCGGGGGAAGAGCCGCTTTCTTACAAGGCACGCACAAACTGATACTTGACATAATGAGACATAACTGCTATACTGTACGTACACATATGAGAACACGCATAAACAAATTAGCCAAAGCGGATCGGGATCGGTCTATCTACCAACTCTATGCCAATTTCGGCATGTCAGCCCCCGAGATAGCTGCGCTCAAGAAGCTCACACCTCGCCAGGTCGCCCGCATCATCAAGGCCGAGCAAGCCAAGCTGCTCCAGAACAGATGCGGCTGCTGCAAGCAGACCGGCGTTGAGACCTATCCCGTCGATATGGGCTATGGCATGGACGACATCTGCGGCAACTGCAAAGAAGCCTGGGAAGGGAGGGGCAGATAGCATGAGCGCCTATAAAGTTGGCAGAGATGTGCTGCAGCTGCCAAGACTCGCGAAGCAAGAGAGTAGACCTGGCTTCTACACCAGCGTGGTGCTCGGCCTCACCCTCGGATTCCTCTCTGGCTTCCTCATTAACGCGAATCTCGATGGGGCACAAGCTATCGAGCCTGAGCGATATGTCGCAGGAGTGCAGGCGACACCACACGTGACACCAATGCCCGCCCGGGTTGACACCGCCGAAGATGACTTCATCCGCCGCGTCCACCAGCTGGAGAGCAGCGCCGGCCGCAGCAGCAACCCCGATGCCCTCCACAGCCGCTGTAAAGCCCGCGGAGAGAGCAACGAGTACGGATACGGCGGTATGGCCAATCTGTGGTGCTACAAGACGCCACAGGCCGCAGAAGAGCGTGTCCGGAGTTGGTACCGCAAGCACGTCGAGCGCATCAGCGAGGCGAATATCTATTGCTATTACAACCTCGGATTGACGACGAACGATTGCGACTATCACCGAAAGGCGATGGGACTATGAGAGACGCTCTGCTCTGCGCACGAGCAAGAAAGGGGGTGAATGCTATGACTGATTTTTTACCGAAAGATTACGACGTCCCGAGCAGCGGGGGTAATTACATGCGCCTCCAGCCGGGGGAAAACAGATTCCGCGTCCTGGGCTCGCCGATTCTCGGCTACGTCTACTGGACTGAGGACTCGGCAGGGGTCCGCAAGCCGAACCGTATCCGCATGAGCGAGCGCGTCCCGGCCGGGACGATGCTCGGCAAGGACGACAAGGTGAAGCACTTCTGGGCGATGCCCGTCTGGAACTACCAGGAGGAGAAGGTGCAGATCCTCGAGATCACGCAGAAAGGGCTGATGAAGAGCCTCCGCGCGCTGGCGGCCGACCCCGATTGGGGGAGTCCCGTCCAGTACGACGTGGTGGTGACGAGGAGCGGGCAGAGTCTCGACACCGAGTACTCGCTGCAGCCGAAGCCGGCCAAGCCGCTCGATGAGGGCATCATCCAGGTCTACAAGGACATGCACATCAACCTCGAAGCGCTCTACGAGGGGGGAGACCCGTTCGCGGAGGCTGGGGAGAAGCTAGCGAACGAGGTCGACGAAGGCCTCAAGGCGAAATAACCATGTTGTGCTCGGGGCTGGGAAGGGTAAACAGCCTCGATCAGAGCAAGAAAGAACCGGATGGCTTACCACCATCCGGTTTTGCGTTGGTGCTGGCTCGGTCCCGGGGCTGCAACGGTGCCGGCCGCCAATCGCTAGGAGCAGCGCGGCAAGGTCTCCAGGTTGTTCCACGGGACCGCATCGGGCTGTGTCCGCACATAGGTGGGGCGGTGGTAGGCATCGTAGACGATTTCTAGGTAGGCGCGGTTTCCGGCTACTTCAGTATAGAAGACCACACCGGCGATCATCAGGTTGATGACCTCAGGGACGGTGTAGCTCCAATAGAGACCACCCAAGCGGATGATGGGAGAAAAGGGGTTGGTCGGGTTCTCGCGGATGATGCACTGGACTTGTAGCGCCGTGATCGTACTCATCGGGCCTCCACGTACTAGCTCAACCAACGTCAGTATGCAGCCCATAGAGAGCATACCTGCCGTCACGCTTTATGGCAACTGTACGTACGATCAGGGATACTACTACTCCGTGAGTTTTACAGATTGGAATAGCTAACAGAGAACCATCTGGTGTAGATCTTCGTCCAGAGGCAAGCTATTCGAAGACCGGCCCAACCGCCTCTTGAGTTCGTCTTCGACCCTAGAGCGGCTGCTCCATGCCCGAGGAAAATCATCGACCGCATGAATGGCCTCGTGCATCGTAGGGTTCAGCCACCGGAGCGCTTCATGAATATCGTGATGATCCTGAATTGCGTGCCGGATGACAGCTGGATTTTGCCGCGTATCCCACCACTCATAGATCTTCTCGTAGTGAAAGACGCGATTGCGAAAAGTGTTGATCCTCGCCACCCGGTCATGGATTTCCCTACGCGAAAAGTGGGTGCCCTTGGATTTAAAGGAGTGTGGGAAGACTTGGTAAAGGGCGGCGAAGCCATTGGGCTTCCAGATCCGCTCCTCATAAGGATTATTGAGCAGGGCAGCCCAGAAGCCGAACATGAGCGAGGCGACAATTCTGCCCGATATTGGCTCGGGTTTCTTGTAAACACGCTGGTAGGCCTCGACAAAGTCCTCAAGCTGGTCTGGCTTCAAGAGCCCAGGCTTGAAAAACCACAGGTCCGTTCCCTCAGAAGCTGTCAGGGCGTTGTGGATGGCATTCCGAAGAGTAATTTCGAAAGCATGGAGCGACGGGAGGATCGCCTCAGCAAGGTCGATGTTCCATAGATAGTTCACCACCATGTCCAAGTCGCTGCCACCTGGCTGACGATAGGCCTCTAGCCTCGACTCAGAAAGAGCTGTTTGTAGGTCTTTGACCATCTGGGTAACCAACGAAAAACCTCCTTGCGAAGCCAGATATCACATTCACGTATACTTGACAACCTATACCCTATAGGGTATTGTTTCCTAGAACTCCCCGGATATCCCCTCACCGCTTCGGCGGCGATGATACCGGGGTAAGACTTTTAACAGACCCCTTTCTGGTATTTCAAGTGTGTTGACCCAGTTTGATATCTTGCTTTCACAATATCACTCTGATATAGTCGAATTACCACCATGACAAAGCAACAGCCGGCCATCGAGGAGAGACTCGCCCCACTCAGGGAGGAATATCGCCGCGCCGACGAGGCCAGGCGAGCGCAGATCCTCGCCGAGGTGGAGGAAATCAAGCGGAAGTACCGCCAGGCCTTGGAGAGCGTGCTCTGCACCAGGCTGAGCGCCGCTCTGAGGGGAGGTGCGCGCTGACCCGTTGCGGAGATTGGCCGGCTGACGTCGTCACCGGGGCGGGGGACGCGGGCCAATGTCCGGAGCGGAGCACGATTATGACACAGCAGACCAGACCATGCCGGTGGTGCAGAGAGCCCATCACCTTCAAAGCATACATGCGGCTTTCGGATTACCTGAACGCCAAATTCTGCTCGTTCAGGTGCTACCAGCAGTGGAGAGTCTGGCGCCACGTCTTCCCGACGAGGAAGGAGATGCTGGACGGCGAATAAACCTATGACAAACCTGAGTTACAACCGATCATCAAGGCGAGAGAACCAGATCAAGCACCTCTTCGAGAAAGACGGCTGGTACGCCGTCAGGGCGGCCGGGAGCCACGGCGTAGCCGATGTGGTGGCTATCAGACCTTCCCGGGATAAATGCGGCGATCCCTACCACTTCGAAGTCCGCCTCATCCAGGTCAAGACCTCTCGCAAGATCAAGAAGGGTGGTATCGAGGTCAAAGCGCAGCACATGCCAGGCCTCTTTATGGCGAACGTTGAGTATTGGAATTACCCAAGTCGAAAACCAAAGAAGAAGGTAAAAACCTTCGAAGAGGAGGGCATATGAGACGCTGTTTCCTGTGGTTCCACAAGTGGGGACAATGGAAGCTCACTCGCCGCTTCGGTAAAAAAGGTATCGAGCATGAGAGACGCTGTACACGCTGCCCGAAGACGCAGCGAGAAAGGATTTGGTGGGGTTGATGAGCGGAGAAACCAAGAAAGTGACCTGCCGATGTGGCAGGGAAATCGAGTACATACCCAGTGAGAACGATCTACTGGACAAGCCGATCATATGCCGGGAGTGCTTCGAGGGGTTAGGTAAAGTGACGGTGATTGACGACGAGGAGGACGATTTAGGATAAGTATGGCAGATCAAGCAACATCATCAATAAACGGGATTCAGAAAAAGAAGGAGTTCTACGCAGACGTGGTGAAGAATTGGCTCACTGATGGGCCAGAGGTAATCGCACAGCGGTGGGGAGTCAAGCCCATCTCAGTCTCTTTCGCGGTAGGCCGACTGCGCCGCAATGGCATTTACATACCGAAGAACAACCCCAATGAAGTCTTCTCGCGCCAATTCGTCGACGAGCTGAAGGAATTATCGTCCCAGGTTTACGGAGCGCAGGAGGAAAAAGCCCAACACTCGTATTCGAGCATTACCAAGAAGTGCGAGCGATGCGGCAAGGAGTTCACCAAGCCATACAACCTATCAAGGGCTAACTGGGAGAAGCGTCAATACTGCTCAAGATCGTGCGGCACCCCAGAAGGTAATTTCGATGGCGATGAGCCAGCTATTCGTATCTCTCTCTGCCAAAGTCCGAACTGTATTAAGCCCGGGCGCAAATTTGTAAAGGGCACAGGGATTACTCACGATGGTTTCAACTTCTGCTCAGAGCGATGTAAAGAAGATTTCATCCAGAGTTAAGCATGAAAGAACAAGGTAGATTACTCATTTTCCCCGATGCAGCACGGTTCCTACGAGAGCCCAAGCTGCCACCGTCGAGGACAAAGTATTGGGATCTCCCCAAGGAGAAGAAGCAGGGGAAGGTTATCGACCTGGCCAGTGAGCGAGCGCGTAGGCGGCCGGTGGTCGAGCCAGAGCCGGATCAACCGGCGTGAAGACTATGAGAAACAAACAGGTAATTGCTGATAGTAATCAAACCAATCGTCAAGCTGTTGTGCTTTCAACTCAGGACACAAAGTTCCTCGCGCGGATGGATAACTCAAAACCTCGCATCTGTTCCTTTTGCGGTAAGACCATCTCATTCTTCACCAAGAAGGGCCACAGGAAGAAGTCAGCATTCTGTTCGGTGAGCTGCAAGGATAAAGATCAGCGCCGGAAACCTGGAAAGCCGCTTGTTTGGAGAGGAAAGAGGCGAGCTGGCTTATAAAGTTATGCAGGAGTTTCAACCAAAATCAGTTTCATTCACAGACGCAGAATTGGGCTACGAGGCCTTCCCGCCTCCCATCGTCCCCGAGGGGCTGACGGACAAGCAATACGACCGGCTGAAGCGCTTCGAGCACCTCATCTACACCGCCAAGGAGTTCGAGCAAAGACTCGATGCGGGCGAGACCATCCACTGGGGCATCGTCAACAAGCAGGGCAGGGTTGCGGTGACCCACCTGGTCATCGACAGGCCGATGATCTTTAGGCTCAGACGCATGGCTTACGAGATGTACGAGAGCGACTTCGTGGGTGATCCGACGCTCAACGAGCTGGCCCTCGACATCACCTACAGTAGCAAGGATGCCGAGGGTCGCTCTTTGAGTGATCACGAGATTAGAGAACTATGGGCACGCGAGTAGCTCAGCGGAACAAGCTACTGCTGTTGTGCTCTTCAGCGCAGGCGTGGCAGACGCCCCAATTGCTACAGCCTTCACAGACCCAACTGTAGCACCCGTTGCACTGAATCAGATCGCCGGGCTGGCTCCAGTCGACGGTGATCGCCCCGGACCAGAAAGCCTGCGTGGTCTTCGGCTTCTGCGGCAGCTTCCCGCAGGCCCGGCAGCGATACGCGGCCTGAAGCGGCGCCATCAGCCGCTGATACTCCAGCTCCTCCTCTGTGGGCTCGGGGAACAGCGCATCGATGATCGACTTAAACAATCCCATGGCCCCGCTCCTTCGGGTTACCTCACTTCAGTCCTCCTGTCGCTGTTGCCGGCCGGCGATAGAAAGCGTAGACACAAGATAGGCCGGTTGACAAGACTGTATGTACGGTCCCCACGCGCAATTCTGGCGCTATTCTTACAAAAACCACACACATGCTCTGCCAAAATTGATCTATTTTGCGAGTGTGGCCCTTTTCTGTGGATTGAAGCGCACAAGGGTAATCCTGGACATTGATATACTCTTCAGGAGGAGTTACTCCGCAATCGAGGAGCATACCCTTGCTATCGTTCATAGCCGATGTACTCGGTATCCTCACCGGCACTATTACGCTGATATTGCTGTTCAGGGAATATCGGCCAAAATTGTTCCCGGTGAGGACCCAAACAACGAAACGCGGTCAGCGCTCCAATCGGATCCGTAAACTCTTCTCTTTAGTCGATGATAACCTGCTTTATCTAGGTGTTATGGCTGGCGCCCCGGTACTTGGTGCAATTTTCTCTGAATACCTCTTCGGGGATCGGCTTGGTACATTCGTAAATTGGAACCCTTGGGGTGTCTACCTTATGATTTTTAGTATCGTAGGTAGCCTAATTATGACAACCCTCCCTCAAGGCCCAGGGAAGGTTAAATACGGCAATTTCAAGCCGATGATCGGAATACTTGTTGCGTTCTTTATCATCGGCATGGTGACCAGGATTCTAATTACGGAGGGAACGACCTTTTTCGCATCGTGATATGATGCTAAATACACCATTCCGGAAAGCAAAATACGCCACGGAGTAAATAACATAACTCTTGCAATCCCCGAGCCGAAGATATAGAATCGGGCTATTCGCACCATGCCCGATACGATCAGAGTCAAGAGCTACTCCTACCACCTCTCCATCTCCGCGATGGAGGAGCAGGGCTTGGAGATCGGCGACAACGAGCAGGAAGTCAGCAACTTCTACGGCCAGCACGAGGCAGCGCGTTTGCTCGCCTGCCTAACCAAACGCCAGCGCCAAGTCGCCGGCCTCCTCAACGAGGGCTATAGCCGCAAGGACACGGCCCAGAAGCTCGGTATCAGCCTGCAGGCGATCCACCAGATCGTGCCGAGGATGCGCAAGCGGCTGGTGACCAGGGCGGAGGTGCGGCGGATATGAACACGCTGCCTCCCGCATCGCTCAGGAACCTCGTCTACATGTTCTTCATCACCAACGGGATGCCCAACGCGCAGAAGATCCACGAGGCCTGGCCGGGTCACCCGGTGCTCAGGGAGTACCAGCGCGTGCCCCTGGGGCAGCTGGAGGCCTGGTACACCGAGTTCATGGAGGAGGAAGCGCCGGCATGAAGCAGACCTTCCTCGCCGAGATCAAGAAGGTCGAGGCCAAGAAACTGGCGTCGCTGGACATGGAGATCCGCCTGACCGTCGCCACCGACGAAACGAAGGTGCTGGATCTGGGTAAGATCCCCAGCGACCAGGCCGTGAAGGTGACGGTGGAGACTGAGGGGGAGAGTCCCCTCGATTACGTATGAGTAAGAAGACTAAACAAGTCAGTACCGAACTAAACGAGGATCCCTTCGAGAAACTCGAGCCCCATCACCAGATGGCGGTCGAGATGCGGCTGGAGAACTTCGCCTACAAGGACATCGCCGCGGCCGTGAAGAAGAGCGAGCAGACGGTCAAGTGGTGGTTCATGAAGGGCGGCATCTGCAAGGAAGCCTACGATCACAAGAAGGTGCAGCGAGCGGAAGACCGGGATGAGCGCTACCAGGAGATTGCCAAGCAGCTGGACGAGATGGCCTCGGACGCTCTCTTAGTTCTCAAGCGCAGCATGAAGAAAGGGAGCGAGTCGGCCGCGATCCGGGTGTTGGAGTTGGCGGGATTCACGCCGGTGCAGAAGGTAAAGAACGAAACGCCCCAGTCGGAAGAGCTCGATCTGCTCCGCAAGATCGTCGACAAGCATGAAGGAACTAGCCAACCTCTTCAGGGTGAACGGGAAGCCAATTGACCTGTCCCCCAACCAGCAGAAGGTCTTCGACCTCATCCTCTACCGGCAGCAGAAACGCAGCCAGATCATCATGCCGACCCAGTACGGCAAGAGTCTCACCGTGGCGATCGCCACCGAGCTCAGAGCCATCACCAAGGGCGAGCGCTTCACCATCCTCGCCCCCTCGGAGAAGAAGGCGGGCATCATCATGGGCTACCTGATCGACCACCTCTTCGACCAGCCCTTCCTGCTCGATCAGCTTGAGCTGGACTCCTCCACCAAGCTCGACAAACTCAGGCGCGAGCGCAGCCGCGACAACCTGACCTTCAAGGGTGGCGGCGGGGTCAAGACGCTCACGCTGGACTCCAGGAACGGCAAGCGCAGCATCGAGGCCGCGATGGGCTTCGGCGGCAAGCGCCTCATCCTGGATGAGTCATCGCTGATCGACGACACCCTCTACGCCACCGTCAAGCGCATGCTGGGAGGCTATAGCTACGAGGATACCTTCCTGCTGGAGATCGGCAACCCGTTCTACCGCAATCACTTCTATCGCACCTGGCAGAGTTCCCGCTACAACAAGATCTTCGTCGACTACAAGGTCGCGCTGGAGGAGGGGCGCTTCTCCCCCGAGTTCATCGAGGAGATGCGCGAGGAAGCCTTCTTCGATGTCTTCTATGAGTGCCGCTTTCCCGACGAGGACGACATCGACGAGCGCGGCTACCGGGTGCTGGTGACCAACGACCTGCTCGACCAGTCCTTCGTCGATCACGCGCCGGCGAAACAGGAAGGGCTCAAGCTCGGCATCGATGTGGGCGCGGGTGGCGACGAGAACGTCTATGTGCTCAGATCGGCGGATGTGGCCTGGGTGGAGTCGCACAATCGCTCCAATGACACCATGACCAACGTCACCGAGACCCAGCGCATCATGGACGCCTTTGGTGTGAAGCCCGAGGACGTTTTCATCGATGACATCGGCGTCGGCCGCGGCGTCTCCGACCGGCTGCAGGAGCTGGGCTACGCGGTGAATGGCGTCTCGGTCGGCGAGAAGCCCCAGGACGAGACGAAGTACAAGAACATCAAGGCCGAGGCCTACTGGAATACCCGCGTCTGGCTGATGGCCGGCGGGAAGCTGGTCAAGAACGACAAGTTCCGCCAACTCGCCCAGATCAAGTACAAGACCTCCACGGACAAGGTCCTCCAGATCGAGCCGAAGGAGGAATTGAAGAAGCGCACCGGCAAGTCACCTGACTACGCCGAGGCGCTGATGCTCACCCACGTGCAGCCGCCACCGGAGCCGGGGGTGCGGCTGCTATGAGGCGTGATAAGTTCCGGAGCGCACGGAGGGCTTGGCTAGACCTCCCCCTTGAACCATGCATAAACAAACGAGCCCAAGAGCGCCCCGATAGCTATGCCTCCCCATATCACCATGCCATGGACTCCGATGAGACCAAAGGGATTGAACCCTAGATAGTTGTTGCAGGGGTCAGACAGTCCCAGGCATCTGAGCACGCTCTCGCCGTTTTTGCATTTCTCGCAGGTACTCGAGTCTCGGGGAAAGAAGAGCCCGGCACCGATGAGTCCACCGATAAAAGTAGGGAGACTAGATTGCCAACCCTGCGAAATAATCGTTTGCAAGAAGTTTTCCAGCAGCTTCATTACCGCCCCCTTCCCCGTACACAGGTCTCTTCGCGATTCTAGCAGAACGACAATGCCGGAGAGCTGACTACTTTCCAAACAGCTCGATTTGTATAACGAAGCCCTACCCTCGCCCTAGAATGGCGGTAGTATGGGCCTATTCTCCTTTCTTAGACGTGAAAAACTCCTCGACAACGAAGCCGCCTGGTCATTCCTCATCGGACTCGGTGGGCCGAATGGCAAATCCCGCGAGTACCTCAAGTCGTACACCAGCTGGGTCTATGCCTGCACCTCGGCCATCGCCGACGAGGTCGCCACCATCGAGTTGCGCCTCCAGGTGCAGAGTGGCGACGGCTGGAAGGACGTGCAGAACCACCCCGCTTTGGAGTTACTCAACAACGTCAACCCCGCCATGTCCTCCGACGATCTCTTCCTCGCCACCCAGAGCTACCTGGAGCTGGAGGGCAATGCCTTCTGGTATCTGGCCCCCAATGGGAAGAAAGCACCCGCCGAGATCTGGCCGCTCAACCCGACGAGAGTCGAAGTAAAGCCCGGTAAGAACTTCCTCGTTGACCACTATGTCTATACCAACGACGCCGGCAAGCAGGTGAAACTCGGCACCGGCGAGGTTATCCACTTCAAGCGCTTCAACCCCACCAGCCAGTACCGTGGCGTGGGGACGGTGGCGGCCGCCGCGCTCGCCATCGACTCGGACATCTACGCCGCCGAGTGGAATCGCAACTTCTTCAACAACTCCGCCCTCCCCGCCGCCGTCCTCCAGACCGAGGGCAAGCTGACCACCGATCAGTTCGACCGGGTGAAAGCCCAGTGGGATGCGCGATATCAAGGCACCAAGAACGCCCACCGCACCGCAGTGCTGGAAGGCGGCCTCAAGGTCGAGAAGCTGAATCTGTCCCAGAAGGAGATGGACTTTCTCGAGCAAAGACGCTTCGGTAGGGACGAGATCATGGCGATGTTCAGAGTGCCTCGCACTGTGCTGGGCATCACCGACGATGTGAACCGGGCCAACGCCGAGGCGACGGACTACGTCTTCGCCAAACGGGTGATCGCCCCTCGGATGCGCTTCCTGGCCACCACCCTCACCGAGTTCTACCTGCCGCTCTGGGGGCTGCCAGCCAGCCAATACCGTCTCACCCACAGCGACCCGGTTCCCCAGAATGTCGAGAGCGAGCTGAAGCGCAAGGAAGTGGCGCTCAACACCGGCTACCTCACCCGCAACGAGATCCGCGAGCAGGACGGCCTCAAGGCGATGCCCGACGGCGATGTGCTGCTGGTGCCGGGGACATTGAAGCCCATCGACCTGGTGCTCAACCCGCCGGAACCCATGCCGCTGCCGGGCGCACCGGGAGGAGACAAGCCGCCGAAGAAGGCCTACAAGGACGCTGCAGGGGACAAAGTCGCCGGCCGCATCACTTTCGTCATCAGGGAGATCAAGAAGCGCACGAAGGAATACAAAGGGCTGCTCACCGACAAGGGCGACGAGCTGGTGAGTCGGATGAAGGACGCACCCATCAAGGGCTTCAGTAAGGATTTAGGGGAGACCGAGCGATCAAACGAGTTGGTGCGCTTCCTCTTCAGCGATTGGAACGACTGGATCGGCGTGCTGCTGAACCCCACCAGGGAGACGCTGGAGGCCTCGCTCGCAGAGGCGGGCAAGACGGCGGTTGCCCAGCTGGACACCGACATCAGCTTCGATTTGAAGCATGCCCGGGCGATCTCCTGGCTGGAGACCAACGCCCTCAGGCACGCCACCTCGATAGCCGACACAGTTAGGGGCGAGATAACCCGCCGGATTATTCAGGGTGTGAATGACGGCAAGGGTGCGGATGACATCGCGGAAAGCATCGGGGAGTTCTTCGACACGCAGAGCCAGTGGCGAGCCCTCAGGATCGCCCGTTCCGAGGTCATCTCCGGTTATGCGGAGGGGACGCTCGAAGGATACCGACAGAGCGGCATCGTGAAGCGGAAACGCTGGCTGACCGCGGGGGATAGCAGGGTCGATCCCGAGTGTGAGATGAACGAGAAGCAGGGGGCGATCCCGCTGGACTCTCTGTTTGCCAGCGGTCATCAAGCCCCGATTATCCACAGCAATTGCCGTTGCGTGCTCACGACCGGCGACTAGCGGGCAGAAATATATAAGAGTGCCCGTCCCGCCCCCTAGAATGGGGGAGACAACTATGGAAGACCAAGAAAAACGCCTGATCGCCGACGCCGAAACCAAGGCGGCCGAGGGAGACAACCGCACCCTACTCGTCAAGATTTCCACCTCCAGCCCGGATAGAGACGGCGATATCGTCGTCCCAGAAGGGGGCGAACTCAAGCACTTCAAGAAAAATCCGGTCGTCCTCTTCGGCCACAACTACAGCCAGCCCCCGATCGCCAAGGCCGAGAAGCTTTCGATCGGCGACAAGGACATCACCGCCAGGGTGGTGTTCCCCGAGAAAGGCCTCTACCCCTTCGCAGACACCGTGTACGACCTCTACAAGGCCGGCATCATGAGCGCCTGGTCAATCGGCTTCATTCCGAAGGAATCGACGCACCTGGACCCCGAGAGACCTTGGGGGCCGCAGCGGTTTGAGAAGTGGGAGATGCTGGAGTTCTCCGCTGTGCCTGTCCCTGCGAATCCCGAGGCGCTGACCATCGCCCGCTCGCACGGCCTTGACGACAAGACGATCAAGAAGCTGACTTTCGAAGCAAAGACCGAGGAGGCAGAGGAAGAACAGGAAGAAACACCGTCGGTCGAGGATCTCCAGGCTAAGATTCAGCAACTGGAAACCGAGAATGCCGAGCTGAAAGCCAAGCTTACCCCCGCCACCGACGAACCAGCGGAAGAATCCGCCGACGTTTCTAAGGCCTTGACTGCCCTTCGCGATGCCCTCAAGCCGGCCGACAAGGAAATCGGGCTGGCGCTCCGCACATTGAAACAACTCATCAAAGAACCTACATCCTGAGAGGGGGTGATATGAATTATGGATCCAAAACTACAAGAAGAACTCAAACCAATCGTTGAAGAGATCAAGACCTCAGTCGATGAGTCCGTCAAAGGGCAAATGCAGGCAACCATGCCAGCGATCACCGAGGAGGTCTTCAAACGATTGAAGGAGGAAATCCCCAACCGCAAAGACATTTTCGGCGGTGATCTACACCAAGCCGATGAGCAAAAGGAAGTGAAAGACGGGAAAGAGAAGGCAGCCGAGTACATCAAGGCGGTCTTCAACCGCGATTCCACTCAGGTCAAGGCTCTTTCAGAGGGTACAGCGGCAGACGGAGGATATGTTGTTCCAGAAACCTTCTCAAACGAGATTATCAGAATCGCTCCGAACTACGGGGTTGTGCGCCGCTTGGCACGCAACTACCCGGTCTCGGGAGATGGCTACAAGACCCACTTGCCAACCGTTGGCAACGTGTCAGTCTATCGTGTGAACGAGAAAGCCAAGATTCCGGCATCCCAACCGACATTCGGCCAGGCCAATATCACGATCAAGAAGATCGCCGGTATGGTGCCGATGTCCAACGAGCTGCTCAAAGACGCGAATGTTGATACCGTCAACATCATGACCACCCTCTTCGGCGAGGCCTTCGCCAAGTACGAAGACGAGTGGGGCGTAGCAGGAAAAGCTGCGGGAGAAGGTATCTTCCAGAACGCCAGCGTTCCTGTTGTCACGATGGGCTCGGGTGAGACCACCTATGCCACAGCCGAAGAGGATGACCTCCTCGACATGATGGCGACCATCGATGAAGGAGCGTTGGAAGGAGCGAAATGGCTCATGTCCTTCTCGATGCTCATCGCGCTCATGAAACGGGAAGACACGACCGGCCGCAAGCTGGTGGTGCCTCCTACAGCGGGAACACCGGCGAGCATCTGGGGCATCCCGATCCAGCTCGTCCGAGGCATGCCGAAGACGACCGATGGGTCGCAACCGGGCACCAAGTTCCTCGCGCTGGCGAATCTCGACTACATGCTCTTCGCCGATAAGAAAGAGTACGAACTCAAGATTTCCCAGGAAGCATCTATCACCGACGTTGATGGCTCGACGAATATCAACCTATTCGAACAGGACATGTCAGCGGTTCGCGTGATCGAACGCATCGACATCCAACTCGCAGAAGCAGCCAAGGCCTTCGTGGTCTTGAAGACAGCGGCTTCCTAGTCGTAGTTGGGCGTTTCGCCTCTGCCGGGGGTTCACCACCCTTTTCCCCCGGCAGCACGAAGCGGGCACAAGGAGCCCAATAGAGAGGGGGTGAGAACTATGGCAAGAGTACGATTTGTGGAATCAACACTATTCGAAGGCGTGAGTTATGCCAAAAATCAGGTGGTCGATCTCTCAGACAAGGCAATCCGCGCACTCGGCGATTCAGTCGAGGCAGCCGATGACCGGGATGTTGAGGAGGAAAACCGCAATGTTGCGGATGCCGATCCGGATGCTCGAACTGAGCACACCGTGACACGGGAACCTGACGACGCGCAGGATATTCCAGACGCGGTTAGAGACAACGACGCGGAAGAAGGGGTTGCTCCTACTACGGAGAAATCCATCGACCAACCAGGTGTCAACAAGATGGTCAACAAACCATCGAAGAAGAAATAGGACTCATCGCGATGAATCCTTCGAGAGCCCGCCAGTGATGGCGGGTTTTTCGCGGCATATTCTAAATAGGCTCTGGCTAGTATACTTGCGCAGGTGTATCCCGCAACCTAGTAAGCCATAAGGATTTACCATGAGTAAGCCAAGTCGTAGGCCAGCGCCGAGCGATGATGGCGGCGAGCCGCGCTCTCGTAACATCCGGATGCGATCGTCTTTCCCAACCGAGTGGGTTATCACCGTCCTTGTCTTCCTACTGATTCTTTTCCTAATCGCGGCATACTTCATCACACCAAACTTTACTGACGATCAGGCCGGCATCATTTATTTCCTGATGGCAGTACTTGCTGGTGTGGTCACCTACTTTATAAGCGGGAGCGCCTCGATTACCGGAGAGATCGAGGTCCCTTTTTTTGCTCGCCTTGGAATCTCTGGGGCCGCTGGTTTAGGCCTTTTCCTCATCACCTACTTAGTTAGCCCCCGCATAGTCCAGCCACGTGCCGATGACACTCCGACTGCTACCCCCATACCAGCTGTGGTGCTTTCACCCACCCCCGCTGCCACCGCTGCTTCCTCCATCGTTACAATTTCACCCACCAGTCCGGCGGCTACGGCTACGCCTACTCGTGGTACGGCGAGGCAGACAGAGACGGTGAGGATGCAGTCTGGCAGGCCGGGCATAAGGCCTCTGACACTCTTCCCAGACTTCGTGATTACAGTGAATGAGATCTTTATCGGTACTGTCCGCCATGTAACGTTCACAGCTTCCGCAGCTGGTGTATCCGAGAAATTTGAGAATGTACCTCTTGGCGCTTCACGGTCAATCGACACTCCAAGTGGCGAATTTACGATCGTCGTCGAGTCTTTCGAGCCGTCTCCATTCAGTGCAGAATCCCACATAGTGGAGCTAGCTATTGGGGGGAATAGATAATGCGAATCTTCGTGTCATGAGCACCATCCGGAATCGAGTTTTTCCTGCTAATCTCCCTTGCATAGCTGGGCTGCGACGTGAGGGGTTACCATGTCTGAGAGCGAAGAATCTCCCAGGGTGATCAGCGGTTCCGCTCACCTCGTTCTCCCGGCCCCAACCGCTCAGGGAACTGCCAGGTTTCGGATGAACTTTGCGGTGCAGCACCTGCTCGCCGCTGCCCGCTTTGCTCGAGCTAGCGGGGAGATTGAACTGGCCCACCTTGGTGAACCATTTGGGCCGTTCTTCGACGAGATCATCCCTCCTGTCGCTGCGGCGGCCATCATGGCCGCCGCGGCGCTGGAGGCGTACATCAATGAACTCTTCTCGGATGCCGATGTCTTCTTCCCCGACTACAGGCAGCAATTCTCCGACGCGCAATGGGGTAAGGAATGGAAAAGGATTGAAGCAAAAACCACGCTCGATAAGTACACCGCTGCTCTCGACATAAAGAAGCAGCCACGCCTGAATAAGGGTGGAACTAAATCTATTCAGCGCTCTGCTGACTCGCTCATCAAAGTGCGGCATGCGCTGATGCACTTCAAACCCCAATGGGACAACGAAGCGACCTCGCACCTAACGATCACAACCCTATTACGAGATGACCACGTCCAAATCAGCCCCTTCCTGCCCAATACGGAAATCTTCCCCAAAGCATATATGTGTCACGATATGGCCCGCTGGTCGGTGATGACCTCTTTGCGGTTCGTGGAGGCTTTCAGCCAACGATCGGGGCTCGGTAATAAATACACCAAGTTCATCGACCGTTTGAATCCCGGCTTCCCCGACTGGCCAGGCAATCACCTCGACGTTTAGCCCAATCAGAAATATATAAGCCGCCCCAGCCCGCCCGCTACAATGGGCTAGCAACCTATGCCAGACTCTTCCTACACAATCAGGGACACCAAAACCCAGCAAGACCGCGAGATCAAGCTGATCGACAACGGCGACGGCACGTACTCGATGAGCACGAGCGGCGGCGGTGGGACAAGCGTTAGCCATGTTACCGGACTTTCCGCAGGCGCGCTCAACGCCGACCTGGTGCCCTCGACCGACGTCAGCGCCTACAAGAGTTTCGCCCTCCAAGTGCTCGGCACCTGGGTCGGGACACTCACCTTCCAGGGCTCCAACGATGGCACTAATTGGGTTCCGATCCCCGTCTATGAAACCCAAACGAATACCGTCGGCGCGACCCAGAGCTTGGCCTCGAATAAGGTCATGTATGCCAATATCACCTTCCGCTATCTGCGCGTCCGCATGACTGCCTATACCTCCGGGACGGCAACTGGCGTTTTGGAACTCAGCCCGACGCCGATGTCTTATCACACCATGTCTGTGCTGGCCGTCCAGTCGGGGACCTACACGGTGCAACCCGGCAACACACAGAACACCACGCCCTGGTACATCACCCAGTCTCGCCCATCACTGAATAGCGGTCAGACAACCGTCACCACCGCTGGGACACACATCCAACTCCCTTCCAATGCTTGCGCCACGGTGACGATCAAGGCGAAGAAAGCCAATACCGGCCTGATCTATGTTGGCGGATCAAGCGTTACATCCGGTAATGGTCTCATCCTCGAAGCGGGCGAGCAGATCACGCTCAACATCACCAACACAAACCTGCTTTATATCGACTCATCCGTGAGTGGAGAGGGGATCTCTTACATCTTCACAAACTAAACCTAACTCTATGATATGGCCAATGTACGCACGCTCGATCTACCAGAACTCCTAGCCCCTACGGGAGAAACCAACCTCCAGGCCGAGACCACAGCCGAGGATCCCACCTATCGCCTCACGATCAGCACTCTCGAGGCTTTCCTCAAAGCCAATGGCCAACTTGCCCCCCTCGATGTGAATGGCTTTCTCTCAGCCGTCAACATGCGCCCGTTCAATTATCGTGGTGCTGTGACCGCCAACACGGCTTATAACCGCTGGGATATCGTCGTTTACCGCGGCAAACCCATCCTCGTCACCAACCCCTTCACAACCGGCTCAGGCACCCCGCCATCGAGCGCACCACCATTCCTTAGCGCGGCCAATTACGTGCAGCTTCTGGGGGAGCATGAGGTCCGTGCGAGCGATTTCGGCGTCTCGACCAGCTCATCCAACAACTTCTCGGCGATCCAGGCTGCGCTCGATCATGCCTACGCGCTCGGTGGGGCAACTGGCGGAGGTTCGAGGGTGCTCCTACCCCCTGGGGTCTTGCAATACGGCTCGACGCTGACGATCAGGGCCGGCGTCTTCCTGGTTGGTACCGGACAGTTCGGCACCACCCTCAAGCTGAACGCCGATTCCAACTGCGACATGATCAGGTTCTACCGCTCCACCAACGGCACCTCCGACGCCAACGCGATGTTCAGCGGCATCTACGATCTCTCGCTCGACGGACGTGCCGAGTTGCAGAGTGGCGCTGGCCCATATCACGGCATCTATCAGCAGACCAACCCTTTCAACACCGCCGCATTCTCCGATTTCTCATTCGATCCGTCGCACATCGTCATGAATGTCCGCATCTATCGCATCAAGGGTGATGGAGTCTACATCGATGGTCGCTCGGACATGCGGCTCACCAATGTTAAATCTAGCCAGTGCCGCAGATATGGCTTCCGGTCGTCTTTCGACACGCATTTCGACCATTGCATCTCCGAGTCGTCGGGGGAGGCGGGCTTCTACGTGCCCTACTCATCGGTCCAGCTCACCGGCTGCAAGTCGTATAAATCGGGCACCGGCCTCAATCTCGCGGGGACAACGTCGCCGAACCTCGGCCACGGTTTCTTCTTCGAGAATGGGAGCGAGATCGCCGCGGTCGGCTGCGACGCCCAACAGAACGCCGCCCATGGCTTCTACAGCAAAAACAACAAAGCGATCGCTATCCAGGGCGCAACCAACGCTGAGGCTGGTTATCTGAACCCAGGAACTTGGGCGGGGGTGCTGCTCGAAGGGACGACCAAGAGCATCGTCGATGTCGTACACGGTTCGGGCACCAACGGGCTTGCTTCGGCGGTCGGTCTCACCTCGGGCGCGACGGGCAACATCGTTCGCGCGACCCACAGTCAGGGGAGCGGATCGTCCATCTCGGCGATCATGTCGGGATCGACGCTCACGGGCAACAACGTGATGATCGATGGGATCTCCCAGACCGACAAGCTCAACTCCCACACCGACGTCAACATCACCAACCCATCGAACTTACAGGGCCTCGTCTACGATGCCGCGACGGGCAAGTGGATCAACTCGAACGCGGCGAATGGGACGTTCTCTGCGGGTCTCTTGAGTGACGGATCCGATGGCGCGGTTGACCTGGACGGCACAAACGCCTATTCCGGCATGGCGAGCAAAACCGGCAGCGTGTATGGCCTGGTCAAAGACGCCAACACCACGTCGTTCATCATCCGGGCAGGGGTCACGCTGAAGACGAATGGCTTCCGCATCTTCTGCCAGGGGGTTCCGGAGATTGAATCGGGCGCGCTCATCCATAACAGCGGGAATGCCGGCCAGGCAGACGGCACCGCGGGAGCGATCAGCAACACCAATGCCCCACTCGGCGGCGGACCGGCGGGCGGGGCTGGTCAGACTACCAACGGCAGCAATGGATCGAACAACAGCACCATACTCGCTCTCCTGGGAGTCGGCAATTCCGGGGCGGGCGGTGCGGGGGCATCGGGGACGGGTGGAAATAACGCCACCGTCTCCAATACCGGCGCGTGGATGTTCAAGAATCCGCAGGCAGCGGTCACCACCACGATCGGATTCAACGGCGGCGTGAGGAATGTCGGCGGGGCACCCTCGGGGGGTGGCGGAGGCGGCGATGGTGTCAATAAAGGTGGCGGAGGGGGCTCAGGGGCTGGAGCCCTGGCGATTTTCGCCCAGGGACTCATCAACAACGGCGCAATCGAGGTCAGGGGCGGGAACGGCGGCAGTCCCGCTGCGGGCAACTGCGGCGGTGGTGGTGGCGGCGGTGGCGGACTGCTCCTGATCTACACCATCACGCCCATGAGCGGGTCCGGAACAACTTCCGCAGCCGGAGGCACGGGCGGAACCGCGTCCGGAACCGGTACCAACGGCAACAATGGCAGCAACGGCTCGGTGGTCAACATCGTGCTGCAATAACTATGGCACTCACGTTCAAGTATCTCGCTACCGAATCGAACAACCGCCTCGTCACCGCGGACGGCGATTACCTGGTCGCCTACGGCCAGTTCGAGCGCGCCGAGCGGCGCGGCCACCGCTCCAACCGCGCGGGCAATCTATATAACAGGAAGAATGGCGGCCTCTATAATCGGAAATAAGCTATGGCCTATCTCACCAACGCCGATGTCGCACTCCTCCTCAACGTCACGCTGAACAGCGATGGCGAAGCCTTGATCGATGCGATCATCCCGGCCGTCGAGGACTACGCCAAGTCCTACTGCGGCAGGCAGTGGAACCGGGGCACCGGCAACATCACCGAGACCTTCGACGGCGGGAACGGTTATCTCTTCCCTTCCAGTACGCCGATCGATGAGATCGTCTCGATCACCGAGGATGGCTCTGCCATCGACGCCGGCGATATCTACAACTACGGCACCCACATCAGGCTTGCCTATATCCCCTCGCCAGGCCTGCGCAGGATCGTCGTCACCTACAAGTCCAATAATCCGCTCCCCAACGATCTCAAGCACGCGCTGATCCGCTGGACCGCCGATATCTTCAAGGCGGCCGAGGATGCCGGGAAGACGGTCAAATCGATCGGCGTCGGCCCGCTGAAGGTCGATTTCCTCGCCCAGGATGGCATCCCCAGCTACGTCGAGATGGTGCTCAATCGCTATAGATTGCAGCCCATCTGAGCTATGGCCCACATACCCACCACCGATACCGTCGACGTCTACCGCATGGCCAGAACCGGCCAGCGCGACGCCTATGGCGACGAGGCCGAGTACACCGGGCTGGACTGCCTGATCGTCCCCGCCGGGCCGGATATCGTGGCGGTGTATGGGGGACAGCCCTCCCTCGCGCTCTTCGAG